ATGATAAACCTTTGTTTCAACCTTGGTCTGACCAGATTGCGCGGATTCGTCAAAGCCTTAGAAGCTATGTCTCGTGGACAATACGATGTGGCTGCTGATGAGTTTATGGATAGCAGATGGGCGAGTCAGGTGGGTGATCGTGCGGTGGAAGTTACTGATCTTATACGCACAGGCGAGTACAGATAATGCCTTTGCGTAAGTTGAATCTACGCCCGGGTGTGAACAAAGAGGTTACACGTTATGTGGACGAAGAGGGCTGGTTTGACTCTGATAAAATACGTTTTCGCGCAGGATACCCAGAAAAAATAGGCGGCTGGCAACGTATATCTGCCAACACGTACTTGGGCGTAGCACGTTCTTTATCTAACTGGGTAACTTTATCTAGTCAAAAATTAGTTGGTATTGGCACCAACTTAAAGTTTTATATAGAGAAAGGTGGAGAATATTTTGACGTAACACCTGAGCGTACACCTTCTGGGGTGTCTCTCACTGATCCTTTTACCACTGTTAGTGGGTCTACCACTGTTACCGTTACGGATGCTAATGGCGGTTACATAAACAATGATTTTGTTACGTTTAGCGGAGCTTCTGCGGTAGGTGGTCTTACACTAAACGGCGAGTTCCAAATAACTTATTCCACTGGCAATACCTATACCATACAAGCTAGCAGCGCAGCTTCTTCATCAGCTTCAGGTGGTGGTTCTGTAACAGCTAAATACCAAATAAACGTCGGCCCAGAGTTTGTAGTGCCGTTAGTGGGCTGGGGTGCTGGCGGATGGGATGAAGGCACATGGGGTAATGGTGCCACCTCTACAGATTCTTTGCGTTTGTTTAGCCAATCTAATTTTGGTGAAGATCTAATCTTTGGGCCACGCGGAGGTAGCATTTACTACTGGGATGCTTCCAATGCTGACGGGTTAAACGGACGTGCAGTAGAATTATCCACGCTATCTGGAGCATCCAATGTGCCCGTTATACAAAATTTTATATTTGTATCTGACGTAAGCCGGTTTGTGTTTTGTTTTGGAGCTAATACGTTAGGAGTAACTACACAAGACCCTATGCTCCTTAGATGGTCAGACCAAGAAGACCCAACTAACTGGACTCCTAGTGCTACCAATCAAGCTGGAGATCTAAAATTATCTATAGGATCAGAGATAATAAACGCTATACAAGCTAGTCAAGAAATACTGATATGGACAGATGCTGCGCTGTACGCACTCCAGTATGTAGGTGCTCCTATAGTATGGGGGTCGCAACTACTAGCAGATAACGTATCTATAGCCTCACAAAACTCTGCGACGTTTGCTGCGGGAGTGACTTATTGGATGGGTTTAGATTCGTTTTACGTGTATGACGGTAGAGTTTCAGTGCTACCATGTTCTGTAAAACGTCATGTGTTTCGTGACTTAAATTCTGAACAAATAGAGCAGTCATTTGCAGGATCTAACGAAGCCTTCAGTGAGATATGGTGGTTTTACCCATCAACAGATTCAACAACAGTAGATAAATATGTTGTCTACAACTACGAACAAAACATTTGGTATGTGGGAAGTTTATCAAGATCTGCTTGGTTAGACGCAGGCGTGAGGAAGTTCCCTACTGGAGCTACTTATAGCAACAATCTGGTCACCCATGAAGACGGCTTAGACAATAATGAAAGTGGAACTAATACCGCCATAACAGCATTTATTACCTCTGGTGAGTTTGATATAGACGACGGTGACAGGTTCTCATTTATACGCCGAATCTTGCCCGATATAACTTTTGATGGATCTACTGCGGACAGCCCTACAGCTACGCTAGAGCTTCTGCCGCTACAGTCTTCAGGTTCAGGGTATAATGATCCCCGTTCAGAGGGAGGATCAAACAGCGCCTCTGTTATACAATCTGCGACAGTGCCTGTAGAAAAATATACCACTCAGGTAAATACTCGCGTTCGAGGTAGACAGTTATCTATTAAAGTACAATCTGATGCCTTGGGTGTGCAGTGGCAGTTGGGGGCACCTAGATTAGATATACGTTCTGACGGAAGAAGATAATGCCAGCAGATATAACCTTTGTAGCGCCTAGATTGCCAGATCCCCCTAAACAATACCAAAAAGGGTTTCTTGATCGTTTTAATAACACCTTACGCTTATACTTTAATCAGTTAGATGATGGTATAAGGAAGGCAGCTACATCACCCGAAGCTCAAGCACAGGCATGGTTCCTTGGCTAATCAGTATAAAAATGCAAAAGTAGATTTGACGGCTACCACAGCCACTACGCTCTATACTTGCCCTACAGCAACTACAGCGATTGTTAAATCTATTCTTGTGTCTGAGGATTCAGGAAACGCGGATACCATAACAGTTACCCTAACCAACGCATCTGCTGCGGCATTTAGTTTGTTTAAGACTAAAGCAATTAGTGCCAACGCTACGGTAGAGTTGTTAACTGCGCCTATAGTGGTGGAAGAATCGGAGATACTTAAAGTAACCGCCGCCACTGCTAATAGGCTTCATGTGGTAGCTAGCTTGTTAGAGATTTCTTGATGTTTGAACCTAATATAGACTTTAACTCAGAACTATTATTTATGCCTTATGGAGGCTCTCCTCGTGCGCGTATACCTCTTGTTGCACCCAAAACACCACAAGAAGAAACAAGGGACACCGTAGGAGTAGCACCGAATGTAGAGCTAAGGAAGCAGCCTGCTGTTACGCCTGTAACTCCTATAACTCCTGCAACAACTCAAACGTCCGTAACACCTGAATTTAAGTCAGTAGCACCTAAGCCTACGCCAGTAACACCACCAAACAGAGTAGGTCAGCCTGTAAGTGCCGGTGAGTTTATACCTGAACCTACAACTGTACCGCCTAAGCCTGCACCTACATCTGTGGCACCTGCACCTACATCTGTGGCACCTGCACCTACATCTGTGGCACCTACAGAAGAGTCAATACAGACACGCGGAGAAAATAAACCCATAGCAGCTAAAGATGCTTTCAAAAGTTACAAAGACACCTTGCTAGGTGCAGCAAGTAAGAATGTCTACGATATTGTAGATGATGTGGACGAGGTAGATGATTATTACGATAGAGTGTTTAGAAACACTGTTATAGACCCGCTAAATCCTAAAAAAGCCCTCGACAGAGAAACGGCTATGGAGATACGCGGTGGAGGTGGCAGAGACAGTTACTACTCAGCCCCTAAAGCAGAGCTAAGTTTTACCCCAGACGAATACCTATCCGAAGTGGGCGGCTCCGAATATCTAAAAGGGCTAAAGAGTGGGGTAGGTGTAGATAACGACGCAGTTCGGTCTGCTTACAGTACAATCGCTAATACCAGCGGTGCAGATACTGCGGTAGCGTTAAGCAGTTACTACGGATTCGATGTAGTGCCTACCACTGGCACACCAAGCATTAGAGATTTTGGTGGTAACTACGAGACGCATACAAACGCTTCGCAAGAGCAAATTTCTGAGTTCCAGTCACTTGTAAAACCTATACTTGCTGAAATCATACCGTACATACAAGCAACTGAAGGCGTGGGTTACCAAGAAGCATTGCTAGAAGCGTATAAGCGCGATCCGATGCTACAGGCTATGTACGCTAAATACGGCGTGCAACCTATCCGCCAGACTAAAGACGGGTCTACTTACCTGTATGACCCCATGACTTTTGGTGAAATACGTACCAAGGAAGTAAAAGACAGCTCTATCAAAGACGCGGTAAAAATTGCTGCCATAGTTGGATTGTCTGTTTTCGGTGGTGGAGCACTTGCTGGTACGGCTGCTTTTGGTGGTGGTACGTCTGCGGTTGGTACTGCACTGGCTTACGGCACAACATCAGCCGGTATTACTGCTATTACAGGTGGCGATACTAATGACATACTCAAATCTTTTGCACTCGCTGGTATAGGGGGCTATGCAAAGGGACTAGATGCCGTAGCAAGAAATGCCGCCCTCGCCGCAGAAGGGGCTAAAGCCGGTAGTGAACTAGCGGTAGCAGCAAAAGCCGCAGCAGACACTGCCGATACATTTAACAGAGTAGTGGCAGGAGCCAAGTTTGTAGACGCCGCGATAGATGGGAATTTAGCCGGTGCTGTTCTTGCAGTGAAGGGGCCAGACATAACTAAAGCAGCACTCAATAAAGTAGGATTTACTGAAGATTTTTTAGATGGCTACAACATAAATAGGAATGACCTAGAAGCAGGGCTTAACAAAACTCAAATGGAGCTAGCAAAGGGTGCCGATTTTGGTGATGCTATAGCTGAGGGTTTTAAGGAATACATAAAAGAGGGCGGTGCACTCGGCCCTAACAATGTAAAGACCCCTGAGTTCATTAAAAAAATAGGCGATGCCATAGCAGAAGCTGGTCGTAACATTGACGACCTTGTTCTCCAGCCAGTCAAGGGTGCCGTAGAGCCTGTCATAGACGTTGCAAGAGATGTAGGCAGATCAATAGACGACGAAGTGCTACAGCCTGCTAAAGAAGTCGTGCAAGGGGTGACTGAACCCATAACCAAGCCAATAGTCGAGACGACTAAAGAGGTGGGTAGAACAGTAGATGATGCAGTGTTACAGCCTGTAAAGAAAATCGCTGAAGGGGTATATGCGAACATACCTCAAGTGGGTGTGAACTTACCCAGTGTAGGTTTAGGTGCACCTAGTTTGGGCGCACCATTTGGTTCTCCTAGATCACCTCGGTACGTACGAGATACAGGATACACGATATTTGATAAGGGTGAACGAGAGGCAGAAGCAGATATTATAGCTAAGTACTTAGTTGGTTTAGATAGGTCTTTTGCTGGTGGTGGTGCGGCAAAAGGCTCTTATGGTAGTGTTGACGAGCTACTGCGTATAGTCGGAGGCAAGTGATGAGTTCCTTTAACATTGAAGATTTCCTAGATGATCTAGACAAGATTGATGTGGGTTATGTTGAAGAACAACCTAGCTATACCGATTACCGTGAGGATGTTACAGATTACGATTTTAGCAAGCCTTTTGATGTCGATGATTTTATAGCTAGTTTAGGTGTGTCTTCTCCTTCTCCGGTTTTTGACGATAGGGGATTCAACATAGATTTTCTTGAAAATCTTAGAACTACGGGTGATCTTTCTGATTATTCTAATTTTGATGCTGAAGAATATATGCGTTCGTCAGGCACAGGGGCACCGACTAGCTCAACTGCCTCGGGTAGCCCAAATTTGTTCCAAAGAATACTGTCATCACTAGGAATCACGTCTACTGGCGTACCTATAGGCGGGTCTCTAGCAGCTTTGGCTTTGGCTAGTGCACTCAAAGACCGTGGTAAACTTAGTCCCAAAGTTCCTCAAGTTGGGTATCAAGGCGAGGTGCCTAAACTAACTGCTGTACGCGAACGGATAGAACGCGATGGTACAGGTCGTCGCCCCGGCAGTGCAGGCAGACGTTATTTTTCTGACGTTATATACGCAAAAAGACCAGAAGGTGAAGAGCGCATGACAGTGGAAGAAGCGCGTACCGCAGCTAAAAAGCAGGCAGAAGGTCTTGCGGGGGGTGGTTCAGTGCTACAGGGTGGGGGCTACTTAGAAGGTGATTCTGACGGTCAAGCTGACCTTATAAAAGGCGATATTGACGGTGTACAAGAAGCACGATTAAGTCATGGAGAGTTTGTGCTGCCTGCTGATGTTGTAGCGATGCTTGGTAACGGCAACTCCGATGCGGGCGCAGATGCGTTGCAGGACTTTATGAAAAGTGTTCGCACCAAAGCTACTGGCAACCCTAAACAACAGAAAAATATAGACGCAGATAAGGTGCTTGCAATGCTATCAAAGGGGGCTAAAGCATGAGTGATCCAACTGATCCTACAGGCGAAATAGCTGGCACACAGTCAGGTCTTGCTGAGTATGTTGGCCCTTACGTTACTAACATGCTCGGTGAGACTGAAGCTCTTGCTGCTGCGCCTTATCAAGCATACACAGGGCCGCTCACTGCCGGAGAAAGTGGACTCCAAACAAAAGCATTTACTGGGTATGGAGGTATAGACCCTAACCAAACAACTACTGTAAATACGTACGGTGGAGGCTTTGGTCTTGGCCCTAAATACAGTGGTGGCTTTGGCCTTGGCTCTAAATATCAAGCAGGGTTCACTCCTGAGTCTTATGACTTGTCTGGTATGGAAGCTAGACGGTTTACAGGTAAACAAGTAGATAGATACATGAATCCTTATCTACAGGCTGCACTAGAGCCGCAGTTAGCAGAGGCAAGACGTCAAGCAGAGATAAGCCGCATTGCTGACACAGGAAGACTAACTAGAGCAGGTGCTTTTGGCGGTAGTCGCCAAGCTGTTATGGAATCTGAAGGAGGGCGTAATCTAGCCGATATACAGGCAAATATTACTGGTAAAGGCTATTTAGATGCGTTTACACAAGCGCGTGACCAATTTAACACAGAACAAAAGATGCGCCAGCGCATCGCTGAAGTCGGCGTAGATCAGTTTAATAAAGAACAAGAAGCACTGCGTTTAGCAGAAGAAAGAAGAAGAGATCAGTTTAATATTCGTGGAAGACGCAGAGACACCGCACGAGAAGACAGAAGAGATCAGTTTAATATTCGTGGAAGACGCAGAGATGCTGCACGAGAAGACAAACGTGACCAATTTAACGAAGAAGAACGTCGCAGAATTGCAACAGAAGAAGCTGATCGTCGTTTTGGTTTAAGTGCGTTACGGGATATGCGTGAAGCTGGGCGAGAACAGCGTGATATTGAGCAAGAAGGCATAACTGCCGACTACCTACAGTTTGAAAAAGAACGTATGAATCCTTTCGATATGTTGCGATTTAAGTCAGAGATGCTCCAAGGTTTACCAGTAGGAGCCACTCAACGTGAGTTTGTAGATCCTAGCAGTATGAGTGAACTAGGAACAGAGACAGCATATCTTATAGAGCTTTTACGATCCCTTAGAATCTTACCGCCTGAAACAGGTACGGGTACAGGTACAGACACGGGTACAGACACGGGTACAGGCACAGACTCAGAAACGGGTGGTACAGGCACATAGTCATGCTGAACAACATCATTAGCCAAGTCGAAAGAACTAAGGATGCCTACGCCGGTAATTTTGAAGAATTACAAAAGCGGGCGAATGTAACTCAAGATCTGGTAGATCTACTAGCCATGCAAAAGCTCAAGAAAGATCTTGATGCTGCAAAAAACGAAATGATGGCTAATGCACAAACCGATCCGAGCACGGTAAAAGACCAGTTAGAACAAGGCCTTAAAAGCGAGTATACCCGAAGAGAATCCGAAGCGGTGAGCAGTGCTTCTCAAGGAATAGCTCAACAGCAGCAGATGGCTCAACAACGACAAATGGCTCAACAGCAGCAAATGGCTCAACAGCAACAAATGGCTCAAGGAATGATGAGCGGAGCACGCCCAGTGCAGCTAGCACAAGGCGGTATTGTTGGGTTTAGTGCCGGTAGTGATGATCCGATAGAGAGCGAAGAAGACGAGCTTGAAGAGTTTCTTACGTCTGGAGTAGGTCGGATGCCTAGAAGAAGGCGCGTACCGGATCCTGTTCGCATTGGCACCAGACGTGGGTTGGGGAGTATTTTAGAACAAAGAGAAGAATTAGAAGATGCCGCAGAAGCTATAAGCGATGAAGGCACTGATCTTTCTCAAGATGAAGTTGATGCAGCCGTAGCTATTGCCGAAGAAGCTCTTGCCGTAAATGGTCAAGGAGATTCGTTCTCTCAAGCAGACATAGACGCGGCGGTAGCAGCGGCGGTAGCAGCGGCAGAAAAAGACAGAAGCGGTGAACCAGAGCCATCGTTTAGGCAACAGCAAAAAAGTTTGTTAGAGGGTTTAGCCACTGATATAGAAAATTTTAAACCAAGTGGAATTAGCCCACAGCTAAAACAAGCTCTACAGAAACAATTAGATAGAGATCCTACTAGAGAAGGCGACTTGGCTTTAGAGCGAGTGAAGGAGCTATCAGGACTAGAAACGGGACGTAGAGCATTAGAAGCACAAAAAGCAAGAGCAGAAGATATTTTTAGAAGAACCACTCCATCAGGTTTGGATAGACTAGTTGATGTTCTTGGTGCTGCGGGCACTCGCGCTTCAAGAGCAGGAATTGGCGGGAAACTACGTAGGGAAGAAGCCGAAAGACTCCGATCATTCGATGCCACCATGCGTGAAATAGAAAATAAATCCATTGATTTAGAGAGAACGGTAGGTGTAGCAGCAGCCAATAGTTATGAAAATGGATCTAAAAAAGCTGAAACCGCTATAAATAACGCCGTATCTTCGTTACAAAGAATAGAGTCTCAAGGTAATACGGATGCTATAGCAAGATTTAACATAGCGGCGAACAGCACTAGAGATATGGCTGACTATCTTGGTAGTTTAGCAGATGATGAGAGAGCCAGAGCCGGACAAGCATTACAAAAAGAAGATATAACCTCTTTGAACGCTGGTCGTACTATAACAAGTCAAAAGCAGGTTATAGATGATGCTTATGCAAGAATAGAAGATCGCAGAGAAAGGATTGCTAGCCCATTCCAGACGCAGTTACTTAGTGCTGATCCAGAAAAAATTGTTGAAATAAGCCAACAAATAGACGATCTAGTTAATTTAGACGGAGAAACTGCTAAAGATCTTAAAATAATAGAAGAGGCAACCAATAAACTGCAAGCCGCTGCTGAAGTATTGTCTGCTGTAAGCGCTAGGTTAGGTGGTGACAGTGTTGACTTTGGCGCTGGAGCAAATCAGTTAATACAAGAAGAAGGCTAACACAGTGCCCACTGTAGCGCAGGCTAGAGAAGCTATACGCAAGAAAGAAGCTCGTGGTGATTATACCGGCGCTTCAATTATACGAAAAGCGTTAGAGGAACGTGGGTTCTCTGTAGATACTTCACTACCAGACAGGCGAGAACAAGAACAAGAATTTGCTAGAAAAAGACAAGAAATATTAGAGTCACTCAAAGAACCTAAAGAAACAGGATTTTTTGAAGATTTAACTTCTGGGTTTGGTGCAGGTGTCGTCGGTGTTGGCGAAATGGCTGCTCTTGGTCTTGCTGCTCCACTAGAAGAACAAAACGAACTCGCTGCACGAAGAAAAATACAGTCTGTAGCAGAATCTTTTCGTCCTGAAGGTGGCGATCCTGACTCAGTTACCTACAAACTAAGCTCTGCTCTTGGTTCTATTGCTGGTCTTGCTGCTGTTCCCGCCGCTGCGGCACTTACTCCTGTGGGGGCTGCTGGTGCTTTGGGTCTTGGTGCCTTAGCTGCTGGCGCTGCTGGCACTGGTGAAGCTAGTGAACGTGCTCGTGCCGCTGGAGCTACTGAAGAAGAACGTGGAGACGCTGCACTTCGTGGTGCTTTTATCGGTCTATTAGACATAATCCCTATAGCACGAGTACTGCCCACCAGTAAGTTACCTGAACTGGCTAAACTAATAGATAAGATACCGCCTGAAAAAGTTGAAACTATAGGCGAGCGTATCTATAGCGCGGGTATAACAGGTGGTGCAGAAGCTGCACAAGAAGCTGCATCCGCTTTCTTACAGAACCTCAACGAGCGCGAATATAACGCTGCTGCCGAGGTGTTTGGTGCTTCAGACTTAGAAGAAGGTGCATTAGGTGCCGGTGCTGGCGCTATCTTGCAAGGCTTTGTTGATTTGTTTGCCCCACGCCGCGCAAAAGGGCCAGACCCTGTAACTCCGGTTCCCACTGAAGAAACGCCTGCTCCATCTGCCACACCAGTAACAGGAGCGGATGTAGGTGCAGAAGCACAAGCTGCGGCTGAAGAAGTTACAAGGCTCGACGCTGATGCAACTTTAGACGAAGAACTAGCGGCTAGAATAGAAGCTGGCGAAGAAAAAGGTGCAGTAACTAGGACTACGCAAGACGGTAAAACAACTACAACAGTACAGACG